CGGTGCAGAAGTGCAGCCCCGTGGAGGCCAATGCTTGCAGGCGCTTGGCCTGGGCCAGCCAGGTGTTTTCCATGGGAGCTCCTTCAGTGCGAGGCGGTGAGGTCTTTTTGCATGTAGACCCGACGCAAGCCGTTTTCCTCGGCCCGGTGGGTTTCCACATAGCCTTTGCGGGTGTACAGCGCGATGTTTTCGGTCATCGCTTCATTGGTGTAGAGACGGATGGAGCCATGCCTGGCCTGGCGTTCCGCGAAGCCCAGCAACAGGCGCCCGTAACCCAAGCCCTGGGCACCGGGGTCGACGGCCAGGTTATCCAGCAGCAGGTACTCATCGTGATGAATCAGTACGACAAAGCCGTGGACCTGGCCCGCACTCTCCAGCACATGCACCCGTTCGGCAGCGACCTGCCGGCGATAGTCATCCAGCATCGGGCCTGGCTTGCGCCCGATTCGCTGGATGTAAGGGGAGTAGGCGGCGTGGACGATCGCTTCAATTGCGGCGATATCGTCGCCGGTAGCGGGGCGGATATGGGTTGGCATCGCAGCGCTTCCTGTAGAAGAGGCCACGACTGTAAGGGAGTCACCGGCATAAAAAAACCACCGCAAGGGTGGTTTTTTACATCGCCGGCTTATTCGCCGCGATAGATGCAGCCGCTGGTGCAGGTCTCATGGATGCGAATCGCGCTGAGTTCCGGCAACAGCGGTTTCAGTTCATTCCAGATCCACTTGGCCAGCACTTCGCTGGTGGGGTTTTCGAGGCCCGGGATGTCGTTGAGGTAGTTGTGGTCGAGGCGTTCGTAGAGCGGCTTGAAAATCGCCTTGATCTCCGAGAAGTCACGGATCCAGCCGGTGTGCGGGTCGAGGTCGCCGCTGAGGTGGATCGCCACCTTGAACGAATGGCCATGCAGGCGCCCGCATTTGTGGCCTTCCGGAACGTGGGGCAGGCGGTGGGCGGACTCGAAGGTAAACTCTTTGAAGATTTCCACGGTGTGACCTGTAGGGCTTGTGTTGCGTGGCTTTGGGGATATTGTCAGCTACTGGTGTACTGATCAATGTACTGATTGGTCGTTACTGGGCGTGATTGAGGTCATCCATTCAGCGATTGCCGACTGGCGCCAGGCGACCGAATTTGGACCTATTCTAACCTGTTTTGGGAATGTTCCCTCCCTGATCCGGCGATAAACTGTATTGCGCCCGAGTCCCGTGGTGTGAAGCACCTCATCCAGGCGCAAGAAACGATCAATGTTTTCTGCTCTGTTCATGGCTCTCTCCGTGCACCCGCTGTCGGGCGCGCTGCTTTGATGATGTGAACGATGAAACCGAAGGTGATCAGCATCCAGCCGCAGGTGCCGGCGAAGGCGTAGAGGATGTCGGCTGTTTCGCCGTCCCCCAGAAGGCGTGGGCCGAGCCAAAAGAACCAGCAGCCGCTGCCGACCAGGTACAGCAAAGCGCCCAGCAGGATCAGGGTGAGTTTGATTGCGAACATGTGGTGTCCTTGCCGCGCTGGGCGGCAGAAGGTGGGTGGTTAGGCCAAGTCCGCCAGCGCGAAGACGATTCCCCGGCAATAGCGGTCAGCGTCTTCCAGCACTTCAAAAGTGGCGTGAGGTATGTCTGTTTTGTAGGTCCAGGAATACCCGTCCTCCTTGCACCACAGCGCCTCTATGGGTTTCGCCTTGGCTTTGCGCAGGAAGTACTGCTCCAGTTCAACGTCATTGTCGATGCTGTCGCGGTCGGGCAGTACGCCTTTGGCATCAACAAGTGCGATGCCGCCGTCGTAGCAACCAATCTCTTCATCGGAAGCGCCTTCGAACTCCATCAGGTCGTCGCTAGCGCCGTAGACGATCACCAGTCCAGACTCATTGGCGATCTGGATCAGGTCCTTGTGAATGCGGCAGGGGTAAGCGATCCCGGTAATCCGGTCCGCGAGGTCTTCTTTGTTCATGGCATACCTCGCCCGCCGCTCACCGGCAGGCATGTAGGGGATTGGGGTTAGTAGAGCGGGCCTTCGTATTCGTCGAAGCAGGGGGCACACAGCGGGCGCTGTCCGCGTACGGCATGAGGCGATTGCTTTGGCACCCAGCGCTCTTTCGGGACGAAGCGGCCGCAATCGCGACAACTGGTGTGATGGTCTGCGGCCTTCCGGTCTGCCAGCTCGGCGCGAATTTGCGCCAGAGTGATCATGGCCTGGGCCCTCGGTAGATGAAGACGTAGGCGAACCAGAGGGTGGCGATCATGGCGTCACCCGCTTGAACTCGACCACCCAGATCCATGGGCTAGCGTCCCAGTCACCACCTACGGACTTCCACAACTCAGCGAATGCCCGAACCGGGCCATCCGCTGCGCTGGTGTAGTTGTCGCCGTCGGCGGTGTACATCCCATTCAAAGCGGGATCGCTGTAGATACCCTCGGCCAGCGCCTGGTCTTCGCTGATGTCCTGCAACCGCTCGACGCGCACGGCTGTAATTTCCAGCAGGATACGGCTGACCCAGCGGGGCATATGGATGGAAGGGCGGCCCTTACCTGGGTTGATCATTGCGCATCCGGTTTGCCTGACAGCCCCGTTCGCCGCGTAATGGATCGGCTCGCCTTGGCTCAGGTCTCGCGGCGCGACCGCATCGACCTGTGCGTCTGCCGCCCAGGTCTCGCGCACCCATAGCCGATCGCCGGGCTGTCCGAAGGGGCAGAAGTCCGTGTAATACCTGATGCTGTTCGGGTGCAGCGGCCCTTCGCTTGGCAGTTCGTGGCATTCGCCAAGCTGAACTCCGTAGCCGATGTTTTTCAGGGATTGCGCATTCAGTGCCCGACGCGTGACTGTCTTACGGCCTTCCAGGATGGCGCGCACCATCGGCGTCGAGAACGGGATGGGGCGTTCCTTTATTTCAGGCATGACTTCGTCCTTGCCGCTATAGCGGCTGACTTTGAAGGGGGAGGGGTTACAGAGAGGGGTTGAGGCGTTTCAGCTCGTAGGCTTACACTTGCCGTTGCATGGGAAACGTCCTTGATTGCAGTCGCACATCTTCACATAACCCTTTGCAATCAGGGCTTCGCAAGCTGGGATGTAGAACTGCGGCTCAATTTTCCCTACGGCGCCGTCCGCCTCGCAAAGATCACTTGCAAAATCCTCGACAGTGAACGCCCGGGTAAATCTAAGCGCTACCGGCGCGGGCTGCTCGGCGTAGAGCTTCACCTGCTCGCCATGCTTGAGCGAGACAGTGCTGGCGTAGATAGCATGGGTTATGCCAACCGAGGTCATCACGCCCTCAATGATTGCGTCAGGATGGCGTGCCACCGGCTCGCCCTGGAACTGGGCGGCGCCGAACTCCAGATAAGCAACCCACAGGCCCTGCACATACTCGTCGGCATAACCAGTGCGGTCGTCGCTGCGAGCCAGGGACCGGCCATCCAGAAAGCCGAACACGGGGTGCTTGGTTGCCATTACCCACTTTTCAAAATATTCGCGCTTGCCTTCCGGGTTTCCGCGCGGCCGTAAGTCAGACGTTCCGAACTGCTCGCAGATCGCCTCCCAGATATCGAACGCACCGCCACCACAGACCCTGGCCTTCTCGGCGATCAGCTCGCCCAGCTCATCGCTCAGCTCTCGCGGGAAGCTAATCGTTTGGTTGGTGGTCATACAGCCTCCCTCGTTACCAGATCATGGGCATTCACAACCGTCATGCCGAGGCGTTCGGCGATCAGGACTTCCAGGCGGGCACCCTTTGAATGCTCCCAGCCAGGCAGGGTGGCCACGGTGTCGCAGTCCATCAGGGCGGCAATGTCGCGGCGCATGCAGTCGTTCCAGGTACCGCCGTCGGGGTTGATCTCGGCGGGGTTGGTGACGGTGTGGCCGCTGGCGCGCAGGCTGGCGGTCATGCTGTGGAAGGTGGGGAAGTTCAGTCCAGGCAAACCGCTCATGGGGCCGCTGAGATAAATACGTTTCACGGGGAGTCCTTGCCGGGCCATGCCCGGGCGGCGTGGTGCTACGATGGCCCCTTCCTCTAAATGGGCTGGGCCATGACCAAGCACGATATTTACGATGAGATCGAAGGCTTTCAGGTTTGGAACTACATGGAGTGCGACAAGGACGAGGAAGGCCGGGAGACCTGGCGCATCAACGTCGAGGTAAAGCGTGGTGGTGAGGTGGTGGTGCCGGTTGTTGCCGGTGACCGAACCTATGTTGACCGTGGCCTGGCGCAGGTTGCCGGGCGCGAGGTTGGCGCCAGGCTCATTGCCGACCGGGCTTAAAGCTGCTGAAGCAGGCGCCGGCCGATCCAGCGAACCACGGTGACGGCCTTGCTGTTGCCGATCGCCTTGTAGCGGGGGCCGTCCGGGCATTCGCTGGAAGGCTTGCCGCGCCAGGGAATCAGGGTGTAATCGTCGGCCATGCCCTGGAGGCGCTCGCACTCGCACGGCGTGAGGCGCCGAACCCCTGACGCGGCCGGTGTGATCGGCTGGCCACGGCCAGTGCCGTCTTCGCTGTCGTCGAAGCCGTCGGCCTTCAACGTATGGGTTATATCGCCAGTAATGCACACGGCAACCTGGCCGCCTGCGTTGGCGTGGCTGGCTGAGTGATTCATTGCGCGCAGGGTAGGGGCAATAACCCCAACGTCGGCGCCGTGATCCTTGCAGGAGAAAGCCAGCACTACATTTTCCTGGCCGTTGTTCCGGCCCAATGCGTGCGCCTGGTCGATGCTTACACAAGGGTCTTGCGTGCCGTGTACTACAAAGGCTTCGCTTTCGAAGTCCATCCTTCCGCTGGCGCTGGCACATGCATTACGTGCTGGAGCCACCTCAATTGGGCCACTGGTGTTGTTCCCTCCGAACACCAGAAGGGATTCTCTCGACTCATGGTCAGCATGCGGGTTAGTCGTTAAAGCGGCTGTCACGTGAGGTATGTCGTCGGCGCTATATCCGCCGTTCTTTCGAGCGCCACCCGTAATGGTTCCGGCAACGTCTTGCCCCTCGCCTCGGCGCGGCGCAGTATCCCGGCGCACGCCTTCGTGCTCAAAAAGTACCTCGGCGGGATCGAACCCGTCTCGAGCACTTGCGACAACGAACACACGACGGCGTCGTTGGGCCAGGCCGAAATATTGGGCGTCCAGGACCCGCCACGCGATTGTTCTTTTGGGTCCATACACACAACCAGCGTCCTGCCATTTCTTCCCTGGAGGCTGCAGCTCGCAGTCTTCCCCAGCAAGCGCGCCAAGAAAGCATCCGAAGGCGTTCCCTTTGTCGCTGAGGACGCCGGGGACGTTCTCCCAGACGATAACGCTGGCGGGCTTTCGCTGGCCGGCGCGAACATAGTCAACTGCATCTGCAAGCTCCACGTATTTGATGGTGAGGGCGCCGCGCGGGTCGGTAAGGCCTTCCCGCATGCCTGCAACCGAAAAGGCCTGGCACGGGGTGCCCCCGACAAGCACGTCCGGCGCCGGGATCTTGCCAGCCAGCACCAGGGCGGCCAGCTTGGTCATGTCGCCGTGGTTCGGCACGTCGGGGTAGTGGTGGGCCAGCACCGCCGAAGGAAAAGGCTCAATCTCGGCGAACCAGGCGGCGCGCATGCCCAGCGGGTGCCAGGCCTGGGTGGCAGCTTCAATTCCGCTGCACACAGAGCCGTAGGTGATATCGGACATAGGGGATCCTCGCCGGCTGGCGTGATTCGTTTTTAGGGGAGTGTTCAAGCTGTTCGTGAACGGTGGTGCGCAAACTCGCCCTGGTGCTGACTGGCTGCCGATTGGTATGCGGCGTGAGCCTGCTCGGGCGTTTGGAAATACCCCAGGCAAGTCTGCTTACCCTTGATGCAGAGTTGAGCCTTCCACTTACGGTCCGTCTTGCTGTAACACACGCCCTTCAGCCCTGACGCGCCTCTACCAGGCACATTTGCGTTGTTTTGCGCTCTCGTGGCTGACCTCAGGTTTGTTTGTCGGTTGTTGCTCCGGTCACCGTCTCGATGGTCAATTGGGCCTTCCGGCCACGAGCCCGAAATCAGCATCCATGCAACCCGATGAGCACCGTAAGATTGCCCGTGTAGCTTCAGGTAGATGTAGCCATCAGGCTTTATCGAGCCAGCCGCTTCGCCTGCCTTGCGACGGCAGTGATCCACCTTCCAGGTGAACAAGCCGGTCTCGTGGTCGTAGGCGATCTTTTCTTTGAGCAGCCGCGTGCGCTGCTCTGAGTACATATCAGGCATGTCGTCACCGAGTGAGGTAGTGGCAATTTGGTTTGGGTTGGGGTATTACGGGTGACCGGCATGGAGCCGGTTATACGGAGTCGGTAAAATGCATAAGCGACAATTAGGGTTTATCCAGTTCTTCGAGAAATACCCAAGTGCCCAAAGGCACGAGCACGAACATCAGAATGGAAAATTGTCTACGGTCGCCGTAGGCTTATTCGAAGGCTCGGTAGATGCGGGTTTTGTTGGCATTTACAATTCTGATGGAGCTCTTCAGTCAGAGCAAAATTTGAATCTGAAAGAGCTTGAACAGTTGGTCGGGGACGCTTCTGTCGGACATGCTGAGGTGCTTGCACGCCTAACGGAGTTGGCCGCAGACATGGCAGGTTCCCCGATTCGTTATCTCTAAAATTCGTCGCAACAGATACGAAGGGCTTCGCGGTCATAGGCGAGCTTCAATTTCCGCGCAACGTTTTCGTTAATAACGATTTCGTGGCGCGGATAACTCAAGAAGGCCGCAAGTTCGTCGTCCGCCATCAAATCCATCTTCATGATGGCGATCTGCAGAATCTCGCTGATGATCGGCACCTCGCCGCGCTTACGGATACGCTCCATGGCCTGCTCGATTCCAGGCCTGACCTTGTGCCGCAATTCCTTCTCGGCGACCGCCAGGCGCTTCTGCGCAGCCTTGGCCGATCGTTCCTGTACTGATTTGGCCATGGCCTACCTCTTCTATTCCGCTGGCCGGCAGTGCGAGCCAGGTTTGTCGTTTGCGTTGCTTGGTGCGGGCTATGCGGCGCATTTAGTTCGCCCCGGTTTTGCTTTTGGGTAGTCGATTCCGTGGGCCGCGATGATCCGCTCAAAGGCTTTCGATCCCATGGCCAGCCTTCCAAGGCACTGGCGGCGGGTCAGGCCAAGCTCCAAGAATGCCCGGATTCGCTCAGCGTATTTCGCATCGCTGGCTTCATCAGCTCGCCTGGGCACCAGGTTTCGCGCGCCGCCCCGGGTTGGAGTCTTGAAAGTAATCCCGAACTCCTGGCCGATGTTGGAAACCGTGCGCCGGTCAATCCCGAGCTCTTCCGCTACATCAACCTTTGCGTGGGTGGGGGCAAGCTCGCGAATGCGCTCAACCAGCTTCAGGCGTTTCTGGGTGCGAATATCGAGCGGCGCCATTGGCAGGGGAGCCGACTCGACCCGCCGCCGAACAAAAGGCTTCGGCGCCGGCGGCATCTGGTTGCTGTAGGTGATTGGTTTGGGTTTGTAGCCGATGGGCGCCGCTTCTTCGATCTGGCCGCCGCTGGCCAGGAACTGGGCGACCTGGGCCGCCAGTTCATCCGAGGCCGGGCGCAGCGCCTCGACCAAGCTGAGGTGGTTGCTGATCATGATGGCCTCACTTGATCCGTATCGAACTGTCGCCGCGCTCCAGATGAGCCCAGGTTGGTTCGGGTAGAAGTTCGTGTTCGGCGTCTTCACCGGCGGCCATCCGCTTGCGCACCGCCTCGTTGTGATCGCGGATTTCCTTGAGCTTGGAGGCGATGGCTTTTTTGTCTGGGGTGATGCTTGATTTCACAGAGGTCAACTCATCCGGCACCGCATCCTCGTTGTCAACGATCACCCGTTCGCTGCCCATGGCCAGGGTGATGGTGAACAGCGGCCGCTTGATCGACTTGATGTTGGCGGCTTCCATGTTGCGGCGCAGGTAGTCGCTGATCTGCGACACGCTGTTGGACTTGATCCGTTTGAGTTCGGCCAGGCGTTCGATCTCGTTGTCGATCGCTGTCACGTCGCTTTCGATGTTCCGGCGCAACATGACGATGTTGTCGGCCTTGTCGTTGAAGTCGCCTTGAACCTCGTCCATGGCGTGCTGCAGGGCCTCTTTCAAGCCTTCGTCGTCGGTGTCGGCCATGGCCTGGAGTTCGGCGAGCTTGCCGGTGAGTGCGTAGAGTTGAGTCATGCTGCGGCCTCCGTGCCTTTTTCAAGCACAGCTTTGCGCTCCTCGAATGCTCGAGTGATTCGCGCTATGAAAGTGGGTTCGTTGCGGCGAGTTGCCTCGCGGATGTATTTCACGTTGAGCGTCTTCAGCTCGTAGGCTGTTACTGCCTTGCCGAGGGTCTCTACCGCCGATGCTAGCCAGTCAATGCGCTCCTGCTTCTGGCGCACTATTTCGGCATCCTTGTCGGCTGCATCTTCAAGACGCTCATCGTCTTTGAGCTGCTCGACATAGCTGGCGTCATCAAACATGCCCAGGAACACGTCCGCGCTGAAGCCAAGCATCGACAGCGATTTCTTGATGGCATCGGTCAGCGACTTCTTCGGCGCCTCGCCATCTGTTGTCGTGCCGAACTTCGATTTGTAGAGGTAGCGAGTGCAGCCATACTGCTCGATCTCGCCGCGCTTGCCGTCCAATTCGAACCAGAAGCGAATCTTGATGGTGTGGTTGAGCTCTCGACCCAGTACGAGGCGTTTGTCGCCTTCGCCGCTGGCCATTTCTGAGCCTTCGTCGAAGCGCTCCTCCATTACTGACCACCCAAACCCGATGCCGACAGGCCCGAATATCTCCGTGGCTTTCATGATCATCGCTGTGCCGTTCAGACTGGTGATCTTCTGGCCGCCAACCTCGGCAGCTTTGGTGTAACGGGTGTCGGTCGTGCTGACCTTTTCCCAGATCTGCATGTTCGTCGACATCACTTATTCCTCCAGCCGTCAGCACGCTTGACCAGCTCCTTGAAGGAAGCCGCGGGCAGCCTGCTCATGTATTTTTTGTTGTCGCGGTACCATTCTTCCAGGGCAGCTTTGGGCGTCTGGATGGCCACGACGTGGGCGACCTGCTGTTTGTATGAGGTCGAGTTGGCGACTTGCGAATGGAATGTCCGGCTCACCACTACGGTGTTGGTCATTCCCTGCTTGACCAGGGTGTTCAGCTCTTCCTGGGATTGAACGGCAATGGCGCCCGGGTGCTTCTGCTGGAACAGCCTGTAGCAGGCCTCCCGCACAAGCTCGGTGCTGCCGTACTCGACGTATTCAACGTCGGGAATTCCGGCCTCGATCTTCTCCGCCACTTCCTCCAGGCGCCCGGTGTCGATCCAGGCGTTTTTGGATACCTGTTTCAAATCCCAACCGCTGACCGTCTGGCGGTCACGCTCAAGCTGCAGGTGTTCGGGGAGGATGTCGTAGCCGTAGGTCAGGTCGGTGTCGCAGACGAAGAGCGTGCCGACGTACAGCTTGCCAGGCCGGGATGGCAGGATATGGCCGTACTTGGTGCCGATCACGTCGCTCATAGGCGGCTGCATGCGCAGGCACATGCTGCGGATTTCGGTTTCATCTTCCTCGGTGAGGCCGGAGACAACGAACTCAACGCCCTGATTCTGCCGATGCGCCGGCGTCTCGTTGATGCACAGCACCTCTGCGTCGAACTGGTCGCTATGCCGGAACTCAGGTAACCACTGCTTGTTTCCGTTCCAAACCTTCACGTCGTAGCCGTTGCGGGTCAGCACCAGCAGGGCGATCTTGTAGCCTTCGCCGAAGCTGCCGATGGCGTCGGATCGGTCGGCCTTGGACGTGCTGCCCAGCACCAGCGTGCTGGCTTCCAGCCTTGCGAAGCGGCTGGTGATGAACAGTTGACCTTCGGCAAAGGCGTATTCGAAAGGCGATTCACTGTCCAGGGCGTTCTGTACCAGCTCCCGGATGGCCTCTTTCAGGCCCCAGTGGCGGACGTAATCGCGGGACAGGGGAAGTTCGTAGGATTTGGAACGGATGCGATCTGCAATAGCTGCGAGCATGGCAATACTCCCGCGCCATCCTTGCGGGGCGCTGTGAGGTGTTGGTTATTGAGTGATTCGATCAGCGAGGGCGCTGAGCAACATCAGGAAGGTGCAGACAGAAAGGGCAGAGAAGGAGCCGCGCCAGATGAGTAGGCGCCGGGTGCGCTGGTGGGTGGTCATGGCGCGCAGTGGTATGCGCCACCATGCCCACGGTTGCAGTAAAACTTACCGTCGTCAGCGTTGGGAGGTCCGTATTCGCTCCCGCAGGCGCACAGGACTTCCTCTTCTTCCTCTGGATCTTCAGGCTGATCGACCACCTGGCAATTCGTGCCGCCGCAGTGAGGGCATTCAGTATGGGTGAGCTGGCTCATCGGCCCCATCCAGCGAATCCCTGGTTGGTTGCAGCTTCCGCAAATCATTGTCATGGCCGAACCCTCACCGCGATCCGGCCGCCCTTCATTGTCGGCGCCAAGCGCTGCGGCAGATCCCGCACCAAGTCTTCACGCTTGCGACCGATCAGCTCATTGAAGGGGAGGCCGCAGCCCAGCATGATCAGCTTCGACTCAACATCGTCGAGCTGCTCGTCGATCAGCGATTTAACCGGTGCGGTGGTCATGCGGCTCTCCCTAGCCGGCGCTCGTAATCACGGCGCAGGCTCTCGGTGTAGTTGGCGTCTTCCTGCGCGCTGATGATGCCCAGCGTGCGAAGAATCAGAATCGCGGTGCTGGACGAAGCCTTGACTGCGGAAGGGTTGCAAAGCGGATCACTCATCGCCCTGACGTACCCTTCAAGCATTCCGATTGCTACGTCGTGGTGTTCGCTCATGCGGCCCACCGTTGCCGACGCTTTAGGGCGTCGATCTCGATCCATAGCGCGCTCTCGATCTGCGCGCCGTACTGGCGGGTAAGCAGGTACAGCAGGTGCCGCTCAACATCCATCCGGGCGCCGCTTTCGTCATAGCAAATCGCAGAGTGAATCTTGAACTCGATTTCCCTGTCACCCTGGGCGTCCCAGTCACTGTTCGAGTTGCCTGGGCTTGGCGGCTCATTGATGCAATGGGTCACCTCCACCTGGAGGACAAAGCCCTCAACAATCACTTCGTGTTCCATGGTCACCTCCAAGGTGGCGGGTTGTTCACCTGTATTCGTCAACACTCATGCCTCCCGCTGGTTGCCGATGGGCGCGGGGTGAGTGCTGACGTAATAGAGGTGGGGTAGGGGGCCCAGGCCCGCTACTGGCGACGGCCTGGGTTTGTTGCGTCAGCGGTGTGGCCCGTTGCCCGCTGCTGATTGCAGGGCTGGCCGGTCGTCTTCGGAGTGGGCTTCGAGCTTCCTACTCACAGCGTCAAACAGCATCTGTTCGCCGTGGATCACAGGTCCTTACAACATGCACGCTACAGCTCTAAATGCCCTGGCTGAGTGGGGCAGGGTGCATGAGGTCCGGCGTTCCCAGCCGAAGCTATCGGGACCGCTAATTCAGTTCGGTATCTCTCCCTTCTGCCGCTGGGATTCGCGGGGCGCATTGCTTGCCAGGTCATTCGCACGGTTCGAGCGTTTCGCTCTCGATCAGCCGTACAGGGTTCTCCTGTCGTTGGCGGGCTATCTGACCCGTCTGATCGCCGGTCGCCGGTAGAGGCAATGCGGTCTGTTGGTATTTCTGTATTGCGCTGACTGTTAAAGAGCGTTGGGCTGTGAGGCCCTTCGCAGTCCCTCTTGAGTCGCTGCGATGCGCTCAATTTAGAAAACTAAACAAAATTCGTCAACACTTATTTTAAGAAAACTAAACAAGAGGCTCGAATGACGCCTCTAGGAGATGTAGGAAGCTGGTGGTTTACGTGCGGGAAAACGGTGAGGTATGATCGCGCCGTAACTGTATAAACATACAGCTAAAGGGAGCTTTGAGATGGCCAAAAAGAAAAAACAGGAGCAGCAGGAGAGGGCGGTGATGACCGGTCTTGAGAGCCTTGGTCTGCGCGTATCCTCGATGATCAATCACCCAGTCGCCCAGCAACAGCGCTGGGTAACTATCCACCGACTGGACAGTGATGGCGACCGCGAGTGGGAAGAAGTGATGGGTCTATTATCAGAGACCGATGGAATTGAAATGACCTTCAATGACGACGGGGCCGTCACCTTGAAGTGGGAGGCGCCGACCGAGAATGACCCCGCTGTCCAGCAGCTTGAGGAGCTTTCGGTACTGGAAGAAGAGCCAGCGCCTTTTTGACAGGCGCAAAAAAGCCCGCTCTCGGCGGGCTTTTAAGATCACTGCTGGTCAGAAAAGTGGAAACAGCGTGCCATTTGGAAGGCGAGAAACGCCTTTTACCATAGCGCCGTTTTGGAACAGGAATTGATATCCCTCAGCACCTGCGTAGCCGCCATAGCTATTCTTTGCATTCACGTTGACGGAGATAATATAGCCAGCGTAGAGCTTACGACCGTCGAAGACATTACCAACCATGTACCCTTTCTCCACCTGGGAAAATTGGTACTGGGCAGAGTAGGGGTCTTTCAGAGTACGACTGAAATACTGTTTGATCCGCGATTCCGCTTGATCTTGCTCAACCGGGAAGCCGTAGTCAGCTTGCGCGATATCTTGCGGGCTTGGACCGGCAGCACAACCAGCTAAGGTTGCGAGTGCTAGGATCATTAAAAATTTTTGAAGCTGAAAAAGCATTGGAATCCCTCCCATAGAAGGCGGCAATTCTAGCATTGAGGCTAATTGCTATCACGCCTTCTTGGCGTTCCAAATTAATAAAACTTTCGCGTGGATCGTCACGTCGTCAATGCGCGCAGTCTGGTTTTCATAGTGTGGGTTGTCGGATATCAGCCGGTAGTGGTCTTCGTCCAGTCGCATCATGCGCTTGATGTAAAGCTCCTGATGCCAAGTGACCACATAAATCCCCTCGCCGATGAATTCGACGATTCCCCGATCCACAATCACCAGATCCTTGTCGTTGATGGTGCCTTCCATGCTCTGGCCCCAGCCGGTGATCATCGCCAAAGCTGTGGTGGACGTATAGGTCACGCCCTTTTCCCGCAGCATTTCCTCGCGTACCACCAGGTTGCGCACCGCCTCGTTGTAGTCGGCCGGTACCTGGCCGTGTCCCATCGCTCCTCGCACGTCGTACTGGGGAATCAGGATCTCTTCTTTGAGGGGGCGCAGCGCCGCAATATTTGCGGGTATGTAGGATTGATCGTTTGCATCCGTGCTGTCGGCCTCGACTGCTGCGGCAAGTACCATTTCTCGCGCCTTGTTCGATAAGTTTTTACCGGCCTTGGACGCAAGCATGTGCGCCACAAGCTCGGCGCTGGATGAGCCAGCCTTTGGTCCATCGACCGCCGCAGCGTCGCCCGGTTGACCTGTTCCATCAGAAAGCCAGTCCGGCGAACACTCCAATGCTTTCGCCAGGGAAAGCAGGTTCTTACCCTTTGCCCCGTTTATTCCGCCCATCCAAAAGCTCACCGTCGCCTTCGATACGCCAGTGAGTTTGCTGATGTCGGTCGCGTTGAGGTTGAGCTCTCTCATGCGCGCCGCTACACGGTCTTTGAATTCCATATTTAGGATTCTAAACACAAGAGTGTTTAGATAACTTGCCTTGTGTTGTTAAGAACTCTAAACTCGGCATAGACACTGGAGACACAACCATGACCTACGACCAAGCACTTGAACATTTCGGCACTGGCCGCGCTATCGGCGACGCCCTTGGCGTGACCGGAAGCCGGGTATCTCAGTGCCGGACAACTGGCGGGTTCTCCTACCCAATGCAATGCGTTCTGGAGAAGGAGTCGGGCGGGGCGCTTGTTGCTAAACGCGAAGACGACCCCGCCCAGTCGCTCAAGAAATCCGCCGCTTAAACCCAATTCATCAGCCAGGAGCATCGACGTATGTACATGGACCCCAATCAAAAGCGCGCCATCCCGGTGAAGGTTCGTTTCGAACCAGTGCTTGATCGGATTCTGCGTAAAGCCGCCAGCAAGACCCGTATGCAGCACGCCACATATCTCTACGAAATCATCGAGTGGGCAGTTTCCAACGGTGTGATCGAGGAACTCATGCAGGACAAACAAGAAGATATCGCGGGCTAGAGGCCTTTTGGAGGCCCGAATGAGCATTGAGCTTGAGAAGTTGCCGCTTAAGACGCGGCAAGCAGTGGAGGGGTTGATGCGCCAGAACGGGTGGAGTTTTGCCCAGGCCATTAACGCAATGGTGGAAACATCAATCGCAAGCGGGGCGCTTTCAGAGGTCGGCCGGAAGAAGGCAAAGGTCCTTCAGTTGGTGACCCCAATGAGGGCCTCTGGCAGGGACTCTTAAGGGTAATCCAGAGGGCCTCTGCCAAATTCAAGGCAAAAAAAAGCCGGGGTAGTGACCCGGCTCTCTTCAACGCGTTGTGGAGCAAATCATGCACCATCCAACAGAAACGATCAATACCCCAATCAATTCCGCGCCACGTTTTTCGATTGCTGAAAACGTGGCGCGCAAAACTATGTCGACGCGAGAAATCGCTGAGCTGACCGGCAAGGCGCATTTTCATGTGAAGCGCGACGTCCTCGCTTTGCTGAAAGAGCTTGGCGAGGATGCATCCAGTTTTGGATGCATCTACCTCGACCCACTGAACCGCGAGCAAACTGAATACTTGCTCGATCGCGAACACACCGATTGCCTGCTGACCGGCTATAGCGCCGCTATGCGCATGACCGTGATTCGCCGCTGGCACGAACTGGAGTCGCAGGTGGCTCAGCCTCAGCCGCTTTCGACCATCGAAATCCTGCAGATCGCCATGGAGTCTGAAAAGGCCCGATTAATGCTCACCGCCCAGGTCGAGCAGCAGGCCACCAAGATCCACTCCTTGGAGAACCTGTTCAAGGAAGGCATGACCCACACCCAGTTCTGTAAGGGCCTCAATGGGGTCAACGTGATGCAGGTAGGGAATTACCTGGAGTCGCGCAGCTGGCTCTACAACGAGAGCAAGTCGGGCACTCGTCACCGCGTTGGCTCGTACGCCCGCGACAAGTACATGACCGAGCACCAGGTCGAAGTTACCCCGCACGGCAAAGACCCGTTCATCTCCTACACGCCCATCCTGCTGAAGAAGGGCGCTGCACGCCTGTACGACCTGTACCTGGCTGGCGAGCTGCCCATGAAGAAGACCTGGGATGGGCTGTTCACCCACGACAAGGTTATGCGGGGTGCAGCGTGAGTATGGAACTCATGGTTAAGGCCATGAAGACCAAGGTCGGCAACCCTCTGCGTAAGCTGGTGCTGATCAAGCTGGCCGACAACGCTAACGACGTGGGCGAGTGCTGGCCGTCCTACCAGCACATTGCCGACCAATGCGAGATCGACCGCAGCACTGTTCGCCGCCATATCAAGCACTTGGAAGAGCAGCGCCTGCTGAAAATTGAGAACCGCGACGGGCCTAAAGGCAACTCGTCGAACCTCTATTTGCTGACCCTTGGGGGTGTAGGCACAAACAGCACCCCTGTAGGCCCAAAAAGCACAGGTGTAGGCACAGAGCCTACACCCCCTGTAGGCCCAGAAAGCACCAGAACCAGTCACTCTTTTGAACCAGTCACTGAACCAGTAAAAGAGCCGGTCGCTAAAGCTCCCTCTCGCAAAAAAGCGAAGGCTGCGAAATTCGATCCCTTGGACATGAAGCCGCTCAATGTCAGCGCCACCGTATGGGCGGACTGGTGCCAACACCGCAAGGAGATCCGTAAGTCGCTGACCGCCACAACCTGCACCCGTCAAGCCAAGACCCTGGCAGGGCACCACGACGCTGACGCCGTGATAAACCAGTCCATCAGCAATGGCTGGACCGGCCTGTTCCCGGACAAGGTTGTGGCGGTAGGCAGGACTGTTGGCAACGGCCCCGACTTCTACGACAAGTCCTGGCGCACCGATACGAGTGATGACCTATGAAAACAGTCACTCAGATGATCCCCGGTGCCGCCCGCGAACTCGGCAACGCGGCCCCTTATCAGGCCCCGGCGCAGCCAGGCACCCAGTTGGGCGTTGTGGATGATGCCACCGGTGAAGTGGTAGAGCGCCTGTTCCGCCAGTTACAGGCGATATTCCCGGCCCACAAACAGGCATGGCCAGACGACAAGGCCAAGGCCGCCGCGATGCGCAACTGGACAATGGGCTTCATGGCCGCCGGCATCCGCTCGCTGGAGCAGATCCGCTATGGAATCGAGCAGTGCCGGAAAAGCGGCTCACCGTTCGCCCCAAGCGTCGGCCAGTTCATAGGCTGGTGCACGCCTGGGCCGGAGGCGTTCGGCTTGCCATCGAGCGCTGACGCATGGGTTGAGGCATTGATGGCCGTCTACAGCCATGAGGGCGTGAAAATCGCAGCCATTGCCACCGGCCTGTTCGACCTGCGCGCCGCAAAGCAGGAAGACAAGGGCCTGCGCCAGCGCTTCGAGCACAACTACGCGGTGGTGATTCGTCGCGCCCAGGAAGGCCAGCCGCTGGACGGGAAGATCCTCACCGGGATCGGCCATGACAGCCAAAAGACCGAATTCGAGTTGGCGAACGAACTGGCCGACCAACAAACACAAGCACGAATCCTTCAGCAAGGCATTCCGGCAGACGGCATGTCAGCCCGCGCCCAGCTGATGGCCAAGTTCGGCAAGAAGACCATGGAGCAACGGACATGACCATCGACAAGCAACAACTTCAGAAGCTGCTCTGGGCCGAAGCCGCCTCATACCGTGCCGACTGCGCCGACTGGAAGCGCAACACCGAGGCGCTGGATGAGTTCCTGGGTGAGAAGACCGTGGGGGAGGTTGCGCTGGAGCTGCTGGCCGAAAACGATCGCCTTAAGACGTTGCGGAGCACAACCGAACGTGATCTTGCGCAAGAGCTTGAGGTTTGGCGGCACGGCCCGTCCTGCTGGAATTGCGGAGATACCGGCGACGTGCATGACATCGTCGGCGAATGGCGTGGCAAATGCGATTGCTTTGCTGCTCAGCTGATGGACGCCACCCAAGAGCGCGACCAGCTCAAGGCCGAGAACGAGGCGCTGCGCAATGGGCTTCGTTTGGCGCGGCACTGGTGTGCGTCTGCATTGAAGGCCGCGCGGGTAGATTCGCAACCGTCCGAACTACTCGATATCGCATGCCTCCTGCGACATCAGGCGTCGGATATTGACGCCGCCATGGGCAAGGGAGAGCAGACATGACCTACGCCAAGCCAGAAAGCTACACCGACGCTGACTGGGAAATGGTCCAGGGCTACATGCGTGGCAAGGACTCGCTACCACCGCAGCGCCGGAACGCTGCCTACATGCATGGGCACCGCAATGGCGTGTCGGATGCGGCTGGCGTGCCGCATGAGCGAGCCAATGTCCTTATCCGTCGGGCGAACATGATCCCAGGCATCACTCCAATGTCGCCGATCAATGCGGGTGGGCGCCATGACTAAACCAGCCAAGCCCCGCCCTATGCCCGTGTACCTCGTGCTGCGCCGCCTGGTCGATCCGGCTACCGGCAAGGAGGTGGCCGCTTTCGTGCCGTCCTCCGATGCTGACCGGTCGATCCTTCGCGAGCGGGATTTCCGGATCAACACGAAGATCCGCGCCGACCTCAAGCAGCCGCGAAACCCACGGTTCAATGGTTTGGTCCACGGCCTGGGCCGGGTGCTGAGCCAGAACATCGATCGGTTTTCCGGGAAGCAATCGCATGATGCGATCAAGGCCCTGCAGCTGGAGTCGGGCGTGTACTGCGACGAGGAAGCGTTCGACATCCCTGGCCTGGGCCAACTCACCCGCAAGACACCCCGCAGCCTTTCCTACGACTCGATGGGCGAAGAGGTCTTCCAAGACTTTTGGCGCCAGTGCTGCGCGTACCTGGTGCTGCATGACTGGCCGACGCTCACGGAAGAGCGCCTGACCGAAATGGCCGAGTTCGAAGCATTCAAGGAGGTTGCATGACTCGCGATCAAGCAAAGGCCCAAGGCCTAGCCCGTTACATCGGGGATGAGTGCAAGCGTGGGCATTTCGAGCGCTACGTGAGCACGAACGGCTGCTGCGAATGCATGCGGCTCTGGAAGAACGAGAGAACCGGCACGCTAGAAGCTAGAGCGAAAAACAAAAAGGACAAGGAGGCCCGCAAGGAAAAAAGAGGTACCGCGCAAACGCAAAAATACGTTGTTGATCAGGCTGAAACAAAGCGCCTCGCATCCAAAAGCCGATCCTTCTGGACGCAGGAAGATACCCGCGCCCTCAAGCAAATGATCACTGACGGCGAGTCGCGCTATGAAATCGCCATGAAGCTCGGGCGGTCAAGGTCTGCAATCAACCGTCGGGTTGAAGTTTTAGGTATTGGCAAGCCTGAGGAAAAGTCTCTATGAGCCTTCCCTCCAAGCAGCCAAAGCCGAAGAAGTGCAAAAACCCTGCATGCGGCATCAGCTTCCCTCCCCAACGCTTGGGCCAAGCCGTATGCAGTCCCAAGTGCGGCCTCGCCATCAAGGACGTGAACGCCAACAAAGCCCGCAAGGCCCTGGCAGATGTAGGCAGGAAGGATATCGAAGTGCGCAAGGAAGCGCTCAAGACCCGGGCCGACCACATGAAGGATGCCGAGAAGGCCGTCCGCGACTACCGACGCACCTACGAGCTGAGTATCGGCAGCGGCTGCATCAGCTGTGGTGAATCGCAGGAATCGATCCTCCACGCCCAGGGTTGGAAGACTGGTGGTGCATTCGATGCGGGGCATTTCCTTGGTAAGGGAGCCCGACCAGAGTTAAGGCTGGTGCCCAGCAATATCTGGCTTCAGTGCAAAAGCTGTAATGCGGGCTCATCCAAGTTCGCCCGAAAAGGCGAGACGGTTTCCCAGGGTTTCCGCACTGGCCTGATCGCGCGCATCGGCCTTGAGGCTGTCGAGGCGCTGGAAGCCGACCACACGCCACGAAAAGAAGCCGTAGAGCAACTGAAAGCCATCACCGCCGAATACCGGGCAAAGACCAAAGAATTGAAGAAGGGGCTCGCTGCATGAAACTGATCAACGCAAGACAGGTATGGACTGAGGCTCAGCACGAATCGAACGCGTCGATCAGCGCTGTGGCCATCGATAAAGCGCAATCGGCACCGATCAAGAAGGGGCAGCGCATGCGCCGCGCCGAGGCCGTGTTCGCTGCGCTGGGGGATGACAAGGAAGAGCGCATTCAGGTTGTGCGCCAGAAGATCAGCATCAGCGAGACGCGCCGTACGCCCGCCGGCCGCTCCACCGCCCGCGCCGCGCACCTGGCCACCATCGGCAAAGTACTGCGTGCAATCGACACGCTCCCGTTCCAGGTTCAGCAGTTCGGGCACTACCTGTACCACCCGGCGATGAACATGAAGCATCTGTTGAACGCGGTGCTGCTGATCACCGCCAAAGCGGCGCTGCCTGACCTGACTTCAGCCAAGCGCGTGAAGGCGCAGTATCTGGTTACCCTGGCGCTACAATCGTACAAGGGGGAGGTGGCCGGATCGGCAGAGTGGGGGCCTGCCCGTGTTGCGGCTGAGATGCTGGCATTCTTCGGCGTCACCATCGACCCGAAGAATTGGACGCGCGACTGGCTAGACCTGTGGGAATCCCTGAAAGGTGTGATAAAGGAAGTGGATATTCAGGCTCAACAGCCACTTTGGCAGGTGATTCACTCGGAAAATAATCGAGATGCGGCATAATCATATTGACATGACGGGGTTTTACGCGTACTTTCCCCATAGTGCACAAGTAACGCGAAACGCACACGAAACCCTAGACCCGGCCATCGCGCCGGGTTTTTTGTAGTGGCCTATTGCTTTTCCTAACAGCTTTTGCAAATCTAGATCCAAGCCATGGGGTAACCCAGAAGCTTAGGGTAACCAGCCTTACTGGTATTTATCCCCTAGTAGCTTAACTGGATAAAGCGGCTCTCTAACTAAGGGTCAGATTCAGGTTCGAATCCTGACTGGGATGAATTTTCAAGGCCCCGCCGTAGTGCGGGGCTTTTTTATGCCTCGAATTTACCTGTAGCCAGGACAGCCCTCGGGAAGGCCTGGACGTCGATAGCCGGATAGTGCGACGTACGGAGACAACACCGGCAGCCCGTGCGCCCTTGCTCCAACCATGCGTTGGGGTGGCGCGAGGCATGAACAGCGAGATCGATGCATTGGGGCGTCGACGCTGGGATTGTCTTTGGCAGACAGCGCGGAAAGACGCGCGCACCTATTGAGGGCCTCGACATAGATCGGGGCCTTTTCGTTTGGCGCGAATCGAGGCGATATAGCCTCCATTTGTGGTAATGGCAGAAGTGGAAAATAGTTAACTTTCTTGTTGTGCGCTGTACCTAAAGGGTACATAATAGCACCCATGGGAAGCACAAAGGGTGCAGCCCGAAGCCCGAAAGGAAGACGAATGACAGA